TTGATGATTTGTACGGTCAATATACCGTCACAGATTACACGTACATTTTTGAAGCCGAAACGGGTAGTTCCTACGAAATAGAAGTCACTGTTGAAGATAACCACATCGGCACAGTCCGCACAACAACTGCTTCAACTGCATTTGTGCTGATGCATCCGAACCCGGATGGAACGGGCATGGCCTTTTGTAAAATCAGTGAAAAAAGCAATGCTATTGAACTTGGTGAAACAGCATACGACAAGTTCGGCACAGTAGTTGGAAATGGCCTTGCAGTTTATCAAGGCGGCACAAACATGATTGATGCCAATACCACGCTTGAACACTTGATTATTACAACGGTTGGAACGCCTGATAATTCCTTGTGGTATGTGTTGACTTTCTTCTACACCAGTAAAAGCGCAAGCAGCAACCGGGCACAAATTGCTATCCCGTATAGATGGGCTGGCCCAATCTACCATAGATACTACTATAGCAACACGTGGAGCGATTGGGTCAAAAATCTAAATGATAGTGACGAACATACACACCAGTATGCAACTTCCGTTGGTGGCTTTAGATTTGGGCTGGGTTGGATAGGCCTTTATGATTCGTATGAAAATGCTGCAAGCCATACTGATAGAAAAGGATATCTAGGTTATGACGGTGGAGAAGCCTTTATAATTGCAGATCAGAAATCAGGGGGCATCAATCTGAAATCGGGTTCGGCAATAAGGCTTTATGGTGGCGGTAATAACACGAATTTTGTTGCTGCTCTTAGTGACCGCTTCCGTGCATCTGCAAATGATGCGTATTACCTTGGTGATTCAAGCAACAAATGGAAAGCGGTTTATGCTGTCAATGGCACGATTCAAACATCAGATCGAAACCAGAAAACCGAAATTGCAGATATCGACACCAAATATGTTGAACTGTTCGACAGGCTGAAGCCTGTTTCTTTTGCGTTCTCCGACCCTGAAAGCGACAGAATCCACATAGGCTTCATTTCGCAAGATGTAAAAGAAGCCATGGAAGAAGTCGGGCTGTCTGACATTGAATTTGCTGGATATTGCCGGGACAAGAAAACCGTGTACGATGAAGAAACCAAAACAGAAGTAGAGGTTTTGGACGAAGACGGGAACCCCATATATCTGTATTCTCTGCGGTATTCTGAGTTTATCGCCCTGAATACCAAAATGATTCAGATGAATCGGCAGAAAATCGCAGAGCAGGAAAGCGAAATCAAGGCTTTAAGGGAAGAACTGGACGCACTCAAAGAAGCGGTTGTCAAAATAGTAGAACAGTAGGGAAGGGAAAAGGGAAAATGACTGAAGCAGTGATTGTGGCAATTCTGTCACTGGTCGGAACGCTGGGCGGTTCGCTGTGCGGCATTCTGACCGCTAACAAACTCACAAACTACCGTATTCAGCAGCTAGAAGCAAAGGTTGAAAAGCATAACAATGTGATTGAACGTGTTTACAACCTTGAAAAGCATGAAGCGGTAATTGAAGAAGAAATCAAGGTTGCAAACCATAGAATTGATGACCTTGAACAATATCACAGATAAGAAAGCGGGGTACTTACTATGAAAATCAATTGGACTGTACGACTGAAGAACAAGGCTTTTTGGGTGGCAATCATCCCGGCACTGTTGTTGCTGATTCAGGTTGTTGCCAACGTGTTCGGCTTCAATCTTGACTTGGGCGACTTGGGCAATCAGCTTCTTGCTGTTGTCAATGCCGTTTTTGCGGTGCTGGCAATCCTGGGCGTTGTCAATGACCCCACTACTGCCACCCTGGACGATTCCGAACTTGCAATGACCTACACTGAACCCAAAGCAAAGGGCGGTGAATAACAATGTACTTAGCAAGCGAACTTATCAAAATTGCAGAAGCAGAAGTCGGCTATCTGGAAAAGGAAACCAACAGCCAGCTTGATTCTTTCACCGCAAACGCTGGTGATGGAAACTGGACAAAATACGCCCGTGATCTGGACGCAATCACGGGCTTTTATAATGGCAAGAAAAACGGCTATGCCTGGTGCGATATGTTCGTTGACTGGTGCTTTGTTAAGGCTTTTGGCTTAGAAGGTGCGCTTTTCCTGACTTGTCAGCCCATGAAAAGCTACGGTGCTGGCTGTACCGCTTCTTCCCAATACTACAAGAAGAAGGGGCAGTTTTTCACCACACCGAAAGTTGGCGATCAAATCTTCTTTGGCACGGCAAGCGATGTTGCACACACTGGACTTGTCTACAAGGTTGATGCAAATAAGGTCTATACGATTGAGGGCAACACTTCCAGTGCTGCGGGTGTAGTAGCCAATGGAGGTTGTGTCCGCAAGAAGTCTTATTCTCTGTCGTATAGCAAAATCTACGGCTATGGTAGACCGCTCTATGATGCAGAAGTGGAAAAGGCAGAGGAAACAAAGCAGGAACCGCAGAAAGAAACGGCTACCGAAACTACTTCCAAGGGGGAAAAGACCGTGAACATCGAATTGACTGAACTTGAAAACGGGGCAAAAGGTGAGCAAGTCAAGACCTTGCAAAGACTGTTAAAGGCTCTTGGCTACAAGATGACATCTGCCAGTGGCAAGACGGAATATGGCGTTGATGGTTCTTTCGGTGGTGCAACTGAAAGGGCTGTACGTGCGTTCCAGAAAGCCAAAGGGCTGTTCGTTGATGGCGTTGTCGGTAAGAACACATGGAGCAAACTGCTTAAAGGCTGACAGTCAGCCTTTGGGCGGCTCTCTGTGCCGTTTTTAGCTTTCGGATGAAAAAGGGCATAGGCAAAATAAAAACCGCATAGAGCGAAACGAAAAGGGGGAATGGCTTCACAGCCTTTCCCCCAATTTTTTGTTTTATTCAAGAATGGTCACATCGCACTTTTCAAGCATCCGCATGCCGTGAACATGAAGCATTCCAGTTTTCAAATCACGAATCAGAACATAATTGCCCCGGATTTCAACAACTTCCATTTCTGCACCGCTGACATTACCTTTGAAGCGTGTCCCGGCTTTGAACTTCCCTTTGTTATCCATTTTTACCCCTTTCAATATCAGCCCGAATCAAGTCTTTTATGTAGGTTTGCTTCTTGGGTTGGCGGTTCAGGTGTTCCCACATTTCAGCTTCAGCGGGGGAAAAGTCAACAGTGATGCGCTTGATTTTTTCCCGCTTGTACTTCTGCGCCGCCCGAAGCTGTGCGGCACTTGTTTTCTTTTCGGTCATTATTCTTTCATCCTTTCGAAGTTTGGAATACGATTATACACCCACCACATAGAACTGCTGAAATCTGCAAATCTTTCTACAACCTTGCCATGGTATGTTATTACAAACGGATTTACCTTGCGCTCAGAATGATATGTGATAACATAGCCGTTGAATGTCTTTAGTAATTGTTTGGTCATTTTGTTCTATCCTTTCTCCCCGTATTCCCGGTAGGCCAGGTGTTGCTATTAAACTTCTTCGATTACGCCCTTGTAACCGTAACTTGTTTCAAATTCGGCATAGGACTTGCGGTTGCTTCTGGTGAACCAATGGGGCGTGTAGGTGAAATCACCTTCACCGTCCACCAACTTCAAAAGTGCTTGCCTGATGCAAGTTGCCTTGACGGTATACCATGTACCACGGATTCTAAACTGCTTCATTGTGATTGCCCCTTTCGTTAAAAGTAGCCGATAACGGAAACGGAGAGAATCTTGATCATTCTTCCGTCCTTGTAGCCGTGCTTCTTGCCAAGCTTCTTCTTTGCGGATTTGAGGTCTTTCGCATCTACATTCGTCCAGTAGGTCTTGCCCTTGCAAGTGTAGTTGATTGCGTATGCTGTCATGGTGTTTCTCCTTTCGATGTCGGGGGTGGCTGTTCTTGATGGTGTTATTATATATCACATGGGATATAGTTTACATACACAAAACGGATTCCAAAATGGACAATCCAGACAATCGAGAAGCACCGCCATTTAGGCGGTGCTTCTATGTGTATCGGTAGTTCCATCATGAATGTGCAGGTTCATTTGTTCATCCATGATGGAATAGGGGTGCAAAGCTAAAATTAAACTTTTAGCTTTACATCTAATTCGATTGGGGGAGTAGTCCAGTTGCCACCCGTGTTAAGTGGGGATTTCCAGCGTGTGCGTTTTTGTTCCTTGTCATAGTATCGCACCTGTTGGCTTTTGATTCGCTCTGGCTTATCCCGGTTATATTCTATGCGGTGAATACAGCGTTTTAGAAGTTTGTTCTTTTCTGCTGCGTCCGCATTAGGATTACGCAAAGCGGCAAGTGCATCGCTGAAATGTTTGATTTTATCTTCGTAGTCTACTGGCTCTGGCATAGATTCTTGCGCCTTGCATAACGATTGCCGAACTTCTTCTTTTTCTTTCAGCAGCTTTTCGTTTAGCTGTTTGAAGATATGTTGTGGCATTCGTTTGTCTGGGTCGGGGTCAGACTGGGCTTCCCATTGGGCAAGTTCCTTTGCGTTCAGTTCCTTCAGTTTCTTTTCCAGGTTCTTAACAAGCTTTGCGTGAAGCTTTGCAGAATCCCCGGTATCGTTCTGCATCCTGATTTCAAAATCTTCAATGCACTGTTCAAGGATTGCACAAACACGGTCTATCATTTCATCATAAAGCACAGAACCGCTTTTGCAGTAAGTTTGCCCATCACATAACAGGCGTGGCGGGGCTTTTTCGGTTCCGTCTTTCTTCTTGTAGGTTCTTAAAGACATTGCCCGTCCACACTTCTTGCAGAACAGTATGCTTGCAAGCGGATTTCTAATTTTGGTAGTTGGTTTTGCACGATGGTTCCTACCTTGCTTTTCTTGGGCTGCGTTGAACAGTTCTTCGGAAATGATGCCATCGTGTCTGCCCTCATAAATCAAGTATTCACCGATCTTTGCTTTTGGCCTTGTATTCACAATTTCGCTATCTTCAACGATGGTTACTGTTTTTCGCCAGTTCCACTTGACTTTCCCGATATAGTGTACATTTTCAAGCATATCTTTTAGCGCAGGTGGCGACCAGTTCTTTCCCTTTGGCGGTTTGATTCCTAAAGCATCCAGGCGATGGGCAATTCTTGTGCGTCCCATATCCTGATTTACATACATATCGAAAATCATACGGACTACATCGGCTTGCTCTTTGTTTTCCTTTAGGGTAGGACATTTCTTCTTATCGTCCATTACAACATCTTTATCGAAGCCGTAAGGGGCAACAGAGCCGATATAGTTTCCAGCCGCCACGCTTGCCAATCTCCCACGATTTTGGATTTTCTTATAATACTCCAAATATTCATTGCCCCGCTTTAATTCCCGCTCAAATGCATCCCAAGCGTATTCGTCCCGCAGATCATAGATTCTTTCGGGAGTGATTACAAGGGTAGAAGTGTATTTCAATCGTTTCATCAAGAACCCGACTTCTTCCAGATCGCCCCTGGTTAAACGCTGTGGCTCAACTATTAACAATGCTTTAATCTTAGGTGATTCAATCAGCTTTAATACTTTCTTAAATTCTGGCCTACTGGATATTTTTTCGCCCGAAACGATTTCACGAAATTTGTTTCGTTCTGGCACCTTGCCGCCTAAATTCCGTTCAGCCCATTCATCAAGTATTTTTTCGTGCTTTTCCAAAACTTCTTCTACAGTAAGTCTTGGGTCGTCTGATTGACTTTTTCTGAGGTATACCAATAGTTCCTCTAGTGTAAAATCAATTTGCGTTTGGAAAAACATTCTTTATCACTTCCTTTCAAATATTGAAAATATTACAATTCTTGTCTTTTTGTCAGCATCACCCCTTTCAATGTTACGGATGGGAACACCTGTTCTATTGTTTCACTAATTCGACACAAAATTCGACAACTTTCTTCGCAAACGTGTTGTATTATTCTAAATAGTTTAATCCTGCCCCGGATGAAAGGAGAACCCCCGCATGAAGGAAAAGTACATTTCGGAAATAACACAATTTATTGAAAAATTAGACGAAAATCAGCTACTATACATACTCACTTTCATTCGCAAGCTATTCGGAAGCCATTAGGCTTCCGATTTTTTTGTTTGGGCCAGGCTGTGAACCAAGTCTTTAACAAGCTTTCGTTGTTGCCCATCCAATAGCTTAAATTCTTCAAATATGTTCGTAATATCTTCATCCATAAGAATTTCAAAATGCCGTTCTGCTGTTCTTACGGGATTTTCTTTTATTTCTTGTTCCCATCCCATAATAAATGCGGGGGTTGTTTCAAGTGCAGCCGCAATGGCTGCAATTTTTTGTTGTGGCAGGCCGCTTGCTTCCCGCTCTATTTTGTTAATTGATGACCTAGATTTGTAGCCCAAACGCCTTGCAAGTTCATCTTGGGATAACTGAAGTTCTTCCCGCCTGCGTCTGATTCTATCGCCTATAGTCATTGTGTTCACCACCTTTCAACAGTATTATAACGCTGTGTATAAAATTTTTCAACAAATGTTATAAAAAATATTGACAAGTTTATTTTGTGGTGCTAGTATAACGGTGTTGAAATTATTTCAACATAACATTTCGGGAGGTGAAAACATGACGAATAGCAAAAAGCTTAACAAAAAAATTGAAGAAAGCGGGTTAAAGCGTGGTTTTATAGCTGAAAAGCTTGGCATTTCTTATCACTGGTTAAATCAGAAGATCAATAATGTTGTAGCTTTCAAAGCATACGAAATCCAGATTCTTTGCGAATTGCTCAACATTACAGACCCGGCAGAGAAAGAAGCCATTTTTTTTGCCAAAAATGTTGAATAATCTTCAACAAACAGAATAGCCAAAAATACATAGCAAAATTCGTGCAAAACAGAGAATCTTCCGTGATATCACGGAAACGGCTTGAAATCAAGCCGTTATAAGGTTCTGAACACCAAAAATCGAAAGGAGAAGCACATGGCGAAAGATTTTCTGACAGATGAACAAGTGGAAATGGAGATTTCCCGCTTGCTTCAATCCGATGCGGTGCAGCTTGCAAAGAAGGAAATCCGCATCAAGTACAAGCGCAGACAGTACATGTACCAACTGCGGAACATGGAAAAGCGTGGTCGGCAGTTGAAGGCCGATGGCGTGACGATGGATAACATCGAAAGCAAGCTGTTCGGCGATATGCTGACCGATGAAGACTAGGCCAACCCCCAGACCGCATATCTTGAATCATCAAGCAAAATGGGGTGTTGTGATGGCACAGCAAGATCGCTACAAGGAAATCAAAACAATCCAGTTTCCCGGCATGGTCGCAAGGGTCTATATACCAGACTTGACCGAAGAAGAACGGGCAAAAAGAATGGCTGCAATACGCAACCAGGCAGCAAGTTTATTGAAGAAGGTGACTTGAAAGATTGAAACACGGAAAGAAGCCCACAGTAGCCCAACGAAAGCTAATCCAGAAATGGAAGCTTGACCCGGCTATGTGGCTCATTGTAAAGGACAAGCCCGATGAACTGTGGCTTGTGCATAGGTTCAACGATAAGACAACAAGAATCATTCCAAAGGGAGGTAAAGCACTATGAACATCCCCGATAACTACAGCCAGTGGGAAGCCCACGAACGGAAGCAGCAACAGCTATTGGACAGGATGCCGAAGTGTGATTGTTGCACCAAACCTATACAAGACGAATACTACTTCGACATTTACGGTGAAACATACTGCGAATCATGCCTTGTAAAGCGTTTCAGAATGGAAGTGATATTTGATGAATAAGCACCAACCGTGGGACTTGAAGCAGATGCAAAGTCTACCGCTTGAAGCAAAAATCCTTATGACAAAGCGGCGTATTGAATCCTGGTACGAACATTGGGACGGGCAAGTGTATGTTTCTTTCAGCGGCGGCAAGGATAGCACAGTGCTAAAGCACATAGTTGATTCTATGTATGATGATGTGCCAGCGGTGTTCGTGAATACCGGGCTTGAATATCCAGAGATTCAGAAATTTGCAAAACAACAGAAAAACGTTGTTATTGTTCGCCCCAAGATGCGCTTTGATGAAGTGATAAAAACTTATGGCTACCCGGTTATCAGCAAGGAAGTTTCTCAATCGCTGCATGAAGTTAGAATTTCGTTGAAGAATGGTAAAACAGGGACACGCAGACACAAAAGATTGCTTGGAGAATTAAAGGATGCGCATGGAAATCCATCTATGTTCAATCAAGCGAAATACGCTTATTTGCTTGATGCAGATTTTAATTCATCCCATATGTGCTGCCATGTTATGAAGAAGGCCCCGGCGAAAGCATATGAAAAGGAAACGGGCCGCAAACCCATAATTGGAACACTGGCAGATGAAAGCCTGCTGCGGAAACAAGCGTGGATCAAGAACGGGTGCAATGCTTTTGAAGCTACACGGCCCACATCACAGCCGCTTTCGTTCTGGACAGAACAAGATATTCTGCACTATATCAAGAAATACAATGTTCCTTACTGTTCGGTTTATGGTGAAATCCAAGTAAAGCCCCCGGAAAACACGGAAGAAGGCCAAATCAATCTGATTGATTACCTTGGCTGCTATGAACCTGAAGACACGCTGGAAACCACGGGTTGTAATCGGACAGGCTGCATCTTCTGCATGTTTGGATGTCACTTAGAGAAAGAGCCGAACCGCTTCCAACGATTGAAGGAAACTCACCCCCGGCAGTATGAATACTGCATCGGCGGCGGTGAAATGGTTGACGGGAAATGGCAACCGAATAAAGAAGGTCTTGGACTTGGGCAAGTCTTGGATTATATCGGCGTTGAATACGAATAAAAACCAGACTATTAAAAAAGAAAGGAAAGTAACCATGCCCGACATTATGAAAATGGGAAAGAACCCGAACTATCTTGGTTCGTGGGACTTGGAAGAACTTCCGAACAAGGAAGTTACGCTGACGATTGCCAAAATCGTTGATGAAGATGTTGTTACCAATGGAAAAAAGGAACGCTGCACGGTCTGCTATTGGGCTGAACCCGGATGGAAACCGATGATCTGGAACGTGACCAACAAAAAGACCGTTGCAAAGGTGTACCACACAAAGGACACCGAACAGCTTGTCGGAAAAGCCGTTGTAATTGGCATTGATAAAGTCAATGCCTTTGGCGACATCCACGATGCGTTGCGAATCAGAAAGCGGGTGCCAAAAGTCACAGAGCCTACCAAGTGCGAGGATTGCGGCAACATCATCCAGGCAAGCGGCGGCATGACTGTTGAAGCTATCGTTGCCAGAACGAAGCATAGATACAAAGCTTGCCTTTGCTTCTCCTGTGCCACTGCAAGGGCTGAGAGAGCCAAACAGCAGAAAGGCGGCGTAGACAATGGCACGGATTAAACTGACCGCAGAAAACTACTACAGCCCCGAAGCGAATTGGGCTTATATGTCCGCTAGTCAGTTCAAAGCCTTTTATCGATGCGAAGCCGCAGCACTTGCCGAACTGAAAGGCGAATGGGGCAGGAAGGAAACAACGGCTTTGCTTGTTGGCTCTTATGTGGATGCCTACTTCAGCGGAGAACTGGAACAGTTCACGGCAGAACATCCCGAAATCTACACTAAGCAAAAGACGCTGAAAGCTGACTTCCAGAAAGCCCATGACATTTGTGAACGGCTGAACCGTGACGAACTGGCCCGGATGTTGCTTTCTGGTAAGCACCAGAAAATCAAAACAGGCAAGATTGCGGATGTTTGGTTCAAGATGAAATCCGATAGCCTGTTGACCGCAAGGCAAGTAGAAGCAATCTGCAAGAAATATCCCGAAGTCAGAAGCCTTGTTCCGTTTGGCGGTGCAATGATTGTTGACCTGAAGTGTATGAAGGACTTTGACGATGTTTGGGACGAAGAACAGCACGAAAAAGTCAATTTTGCAGAATATTGGGGCTATGACATCCAGGGCGCAATCTATCAGCAAATAGATGGCAGAATGGCACCTTTTGTGATTGTCGGCGCAACGAAGGAAACCGCCACCGACATTGAAGCAATGTACATCCCCGATGAAGATTTAGCTTTTGCACTGTCAGAAGTCGAAGCACTTAGCCCACGATATGCAGCTATCAAGCGTGGAGAAATTGCCCCGGAAGGTTGCGGCAAATGCGCCTATTGCAGAAACGAAAAGCGGCTTTCCACCATCAAACACTATAAACAAATCAGAATCGAATAAGAAAGGATAAGCACTATGGAAAAGGGATTAGCAGTTATCGAAGTTACTGACACAGAAGTCAAGAAAATTCGCATCGATCAAGATGTGCTTGAGTTCGCACGGCTGAACGCTCAGACACGGAAGCGTCTTGAAGATTCCGAAGCGGCAAAGCTTGCCACAACCAGAAGCAACCACAAGGCCGAAAAGGCAGAAGCAAGGCGCAAGGCTTTTACCATTCGCAATGTTCGCCGTGTCCTGGCATATGGCGGCATCGCTGGGGCTGTGACATTGGCTGGAACAGCGGGAATGATTACCCCGATTATTCATATTCCTGTTGCGCTGTTCTGCCTGTCTGCTGCCTGTCTGCATCTTGGAATGCTTTTCGGAAGGGGGCGCAAGTAACATGAAGAAGATTCCGAAGAAGTTGCTTGATGACCACATCGAAGCATGTAGAGCATTTTGGAAATCCAAAGAATATAACAAAGGCCTATATGACAAGCAAGTGGAAACTGCTGAAGCACTTGGAAAAGCTATTGGGGTTGCGTGGTATTCTGTGCTTAATTTTTTTGATGGCATTATGGCTATGAATGGCATTTATCCTGATGCTGAAAACGATGAAATCTACTGTGCTTTGCACACGCTCGGTTGGATGGAGGTTAAAGATAATGGCTGATCTTGCCGTGCTGCTGATGCTGATTTCCAGTGTGCTTTTGATTGCGTTGACCGCTCATGTTAGCGATTTGCTGGAAGATATCCGTAATGAACTTGAAGAATACAAGAAAGATTGAAAGGGACAAAAAATGGAGATTTTGAAGGTTTTCAAAGGCACTGGCAAAGACATGAAGTGCCTTGGAATGCAATACGAAATAGACAAAACTGAAAAGACTGATGATGCTGTCCGTTGCGGCAACAAAGGCTTCCATTCCTGCGAAGCCCCGTTCGATGTGCTGAGATACTACCCCATGCGTGACGGCAACCGATACTTCACCGCCGAAGCTGGCGGCAAGATTGACCGCACGGGCGCAGATGATAGCAAGATTGCATCTTCTGAACTGACACTGAAGGCTGAAGTCAATTTTGCATCTTTGGTCAAAGCACAGGTTGAATTCACCCGGAAGAAGGCAGAAAACGGAACTGCGGGCGGTAACAGTAGCAACCTTGCGGGCGGTTCATGGAGCAACCTTGCGGGCGGTTTATGGAGCAACCTTGCGGGCGGTGACAGGAGCAACCTTGCGGGCGGTTCATGGAGCAACCTTGCGGGCGGTGCTTCCAGCCTGATTGTCGGGCGCAATGTCGAAA